TAGGACTCAAGAGGCTTCGCGAGTCCTATATGAGAAGCGATGAAACATCTCCTCAGGAAAGATTTGCTTTCGTGTCGGAGAAGTTCTCTTCCAATCCTGAGCATGCTCAGAGGTTATATGACTATGCCTCGAAACATTGGTTGTCTTATTCAACACCAATTCTTTCGTACGGAAGATCCAAACGAGGACTCCCTGTCTCTTGCTTTCTTCCGTGGCTAGAAGACTCGGCCGAAGGACTTGTGGATTGTCTATCCGAAGTTAATTGGCTTTCCATGCTTGGAGGTGGCATCGGCATTGGAGTTGGTATTCGCTCGGCCGATGACAAGAGTGCAGGCATCCTTCCTCACTTACGGATCTATGATGCTTCATCTCTTGCCTATCGTCAAGGCAGTACGAGAAGAGGTTCCTATGCTGCATATCTGGATATTTCTCATCCGGATATTCTCATGTTCCTCGAAATGAGAAGACCTACGGGCGATCCGAATCTGCGATGCCCGAATCTCCATCATGGCATCAATATCACCGACGACTTTATGAAAATCATCGAGCGCTCCATGCTTGAAGCAGGAGTGGATGACTCATGGGAACTGAAAGATCCCCACAATAATGAGGTTCGCGAAGTCGTATCTGCTCGAGATCTTTGGCAACGAATTCTTGATATTCGAATGCAGACAGGAGAACCATATCTCCACTTCATTGATACCTCCAACAGAGAAATGAATTCGTATCAAAAATCTCTGGGACTAAAGATTCGCCAGTCCAATCTTTGCTCGGAAATAACTCTAGCCTCAGACAAGGAAAGAACAGCAATTTGCTGCCTCTCTTCTCTGAATCTGGAATACTATGACGACTGGAAAGACAATGGACTATTTCTGCGCGATGTTGCAGAAATGCTGGACAATGTTCTTGACGTCTTTATTCGGGATGCGCCGGATACGATCGCGCGAGCGAAATATTCTGCATACAGAGAACGATCCATTGGTATCGGAGCTCTGGGCTTTCACGCCTATTTGCAGTCCAAGAATATTCCGTTCGAGTCAGCATTGGCCAAGTCCGTCAATATACGTATCTTCTCGCACATTCGTTCGGGACTAGACAAGGCAAACTATGAGCTCGGGAAAGAAAGAGGCTCGCCTCTTGATATTATGGGAAGCGGTTTACGTTTCGCTCATATGCTCGCGATTGCGCCAAACGCATCCTCTTCGATTATCATGGGCAATACCTCACCATCCATCGAACCATTCCGAGCGAATGCCTATCGTCAGGACACTCTTTCGGGTGCTCACTTCACGAAAAACAAATATCTGGATGCGATTGTTCGTGAAAGAGCCAAGACAGAGAAGGAAGAGTTCTACGACGAGGTTTGGTCTTCCATTATCGCAAATGATGGTTCTGTCCAACATCTCGATTGGCTTGATGATTATACAAAGGATGTCTTCAAGACTTCCATGGAAATTGATCAGAGATGGATCATTCAACACGCAGCCGATCGGCAGAAATTTATCGATCAAGCTCAGTCTGTAAATCTGTTCTTTAGACCAGAAGTGAATATCAAATATCTCCATGCTGTTCATTTCATGGCCTGGTCTCTGGGACTCAAGACTTTGTATTATTGTCGTTCTGAGAAAATTGCCAAGGTCGATAAGCTCTCGAGAAAAATCGAAAGAGAGATCATCGCCGAACTTGATCTTACAGCAATTGCTAACGGAGAGGAGTGTCTAGCATGCCAATGAAACTTCTAAAATTCACAGCAAGATGGTGTGGTCCGTGTTCTTCTCTTAATGATGTTTTCAAGAAAACTCAACTTCCCGAAAATATTATCGTGGAAGAAGTAGACTTAGATGAGACTGATCCTAATTTCATCTCTATCATGAATGTCCGCTCAGTGCCGACTATGATTCTCCTTGACGAAAACGATAAGGAAATCAAGAGACGAATTGGTTCTGCAAGTCAACAACAACTTCTCGAATGGCTTAATATCAATGGCTAATAAGTATAAACAATTCAAAGAGTTAAAACTAACAGATGAAAGAACAACGTTCAAACCCTTCAAATATGAATGGTGTTATGCCGCTTGGCTCAAGCATGAACAGAATCATTGGCTCCATACGGAAATTCCTATGGGTGATGATGTAAGAGATTGGAAAAAGTCTCTTACGCCCGAGCAGAAACAGTTCCTCACGCACATCTTCCGCTTCTTCACACAGGGAGATGTTGATGTCGCCGGAGCATATGTCAACAATTATCTTCCATACTTCCCTCAACCCGAAGTTCGTATGATGCTTCTTGGATTTTCTGCACGTGAGGCTCTTCACGTTGCAGCTTATTCGCATCTCATCGAAACACTGGGCATGCCCGAGACGACCTATTCGGAATTCATGTCATACTCCGAGATGCGCGAGAAGCATGAATATGTCGTTGAACTTTCCACCTCAACAGAGAGTCTCTCGACAACAGCAAAGAACATCGCAGCCTTTTCAGCCTTCACGGAAGGTATGCAACTGTTCTCATCTTTCATCATGTTGCTGAACTTTCCGCGTAATGGACTCATGAAGGGAATGGGTCAGATTATCGTATGGTCCATTTCAGACGAGACGATGCATGCCGAGTCGATGATTAAGCTCTTCCGCACCTATGTGGAGGAAAATCGCGAGATCTGGAACGATGATCTCAAGAAGCAAATTTATGACGTCGCGACAAAAATGGTCGAGCTGGAAGATAAATTCATTGATCTAGCCTTTGGCATCGGACCGATGAATAATCTCACTGCCGATGAAGTCAAGAAGTATATTCGATACATCGCAGACAGAAGACTCATTGCTCTTGGCCTGAAGGGAATCTTCAAGGTCAAGAAGAATCCACTGCCATGGGTAGAACAATTGCTGAATAGTCCTACGCATGTCAATTTCTTTGAGAATCGCGTCACGGACTATTCCAAAGGAACTCTGACAGGTTCTTGGTCCGAAGTTTGGAAGGAGTAAACTCATGTCTAAGAAATACGACGTTCAGGAAGAAATAGAGTGCTCATATTGTGATGCCGAGTTCTATATCGAATTCGACTCCAAGGAATGTTCTTTGAGCTGCTGTCCCTTTTGTGGAGAGACTCTCGAAGAAGAATATATAGAGGATGACGAAGAATAATCCTTGGCTATATGATGGAAGAGAATTTTCCGAAGAAGATATCGGAGATGCGTTCGGATTCGTGTATCGGATCACGAATACGACGAACGGTAAAGACTACATCGGAAAAAAGTTCTTTACAAAGAGCAAGACTAAAGTTATAAAGGGAAGAAGGAAGAGGAGTCGCATCTCCTCGGACTGGATTCAATACTACTCCTCTTCGGAAGAACTGAACTCAGATGTGAAGCTTCTGGGTGAAGAAAACTTTCGAAGAGAGATTCTTCGCCTCTGCTATTCACGTTCAGAATGCACATACTATGAAGCCAAATATCAATTTGCCGAGGATGTTTTATTGCGAGATGATTCCTACTGTAAGTGGATCTCCGCAAAAATCCGTCGTTCTCCGCAACTGAAAGGAACACGACATGAACACGACGACACTGCCAAATCATCTGGGCGGGCATCTAAACAAAACTCATAACGATCGAGGAACTCTCATGTATCTCGTAGCCCGATATGGCATTACGAGTATGCTTGATATCGGTTGTGGAACAGGAGGTATGGTTGAACTGGCCCGACTCCGAGAAATTCAAGCTTTCGGTATTGATGGTGACTTCACGATTGAATATCCCAAGGGACTCAGAAATTACATCTATACGCACGATTTCACTGAAGGTCCATGCACAGCAATTAAGGATAAGAAATTCGATCTGGCTTGGTCCGTAGAATTTCTTGAACATGTCGAAGAGAAGTATCAAGAGAACTACATGGACGCATTCGACAAATGTGATTATGCGATCGTGACAGCTGCGCCTCCTGGATATCCCGGCCATCATCATGTGAACTGCCGCACGGAAGAATATTGGAAAAACGTATTCTCTCTTCGCGGATTTCTCTACGATGAAACGGAAACGGACAATATTCGTAAATTCGTTTCGACAATGCAGAAACCATTCATGCAATCTCATGGAATGTTTTTTAGAAAGAGTGTAATCTGATGCGTTCTACAAAAATTTTCATCGGGAGTTCTTCCAACGGAGAAGATGCTGAAATCGAGGAAATCCTTGAATACTCTCTTCGCAAAAACTATCATCACACCGATCCTCTAGAATTTGTCTGGATGCGACAGACGAATAAGCCATGGTCTTACTGGCACGGATTCAAGACATCCAAGTGGAGTACACCGTTCTCGGGATTCCGTTGGGCGATTCCTGAGTTCTGTGGATTCCAAGGACGCGCCATCTATATGGATGTCGATCAGATCAATTTCCGCAACATTCGTGATCTGTATGACATTTCTCTTTATGGTCGACCGTTTGCAGCACGTCGTGGTCCAAGATTTGGCGGTCATGAATTTTGTGTGATGGTTATCGACTGCGAAGCAGCAAGAGAATATCTGATTCCCGTTCAGCGACAGAGAGAACTGGAAGACTATCATCTGAGATGCATCTCCAGCTTCTCGGGTAATGAACAGGTCGTTCTTGACATTGATCCGCGTTGGAATTGTCTTGATGGTGAAGATCGAAAGATTGAAGACATCTGGCATCTTCACTGGACCAAAATGTCGACTCAGCCATGGAAGCCTGCTTGGTTTACAGGAGTTCCCGAGGAACATCCTCGTCAGGATCTAGTCAAAATTTTCAGAGATCTACAACAAGAATTTTTGTCAATTGATTCGAAACGCACGAGATCAACGGGCGAATTTCCTCCTGTTGAATACAACATCATCGGACGATAACATGTTCAATCAACCCAACATACATTGGTTCTCTGGTAAGATTGATTCCAACACGACTCTTGTTTCGTGTGATGTAAAATACTTTCGGGAACATGCTCCATCATTCATTCAATCATGCTCGGAGCAAGGAGAGCATGTTCATGTCCATATAATCAATCCAGATGATGAAACCTTTATCCTAATGAGAGAGCTATCTTCTCATGTGGAAAAGCTATCTCTATCGTATGAGGAGAACTCTCCGCGCGATCGAGTATATTATGCGTGTAATCGATTCA